CCGTAAATTCCGCGCCAATCACTCCATCCAAAAGAGTAACGCTCGCGTGCCTTGTAGCGAATGTTACCAGTCGTAAAGTCTGGCTCCATGCTGGTTTCCATTGAAGTTCTTTGGAAACCTTTAAGGCCTTCGCCTTGATCAGTGACAGAAGTCAGCAAGAAGAAAGCATCTGGATCTGACAGGTAATGGTTAACAGTGTAACCGCCTGAAAGAACTCCAGTGTTTTTAATTGCGTTGATGTCATTGTCAGCAGTTCCGGGTCTTCCGGGGCTGTTGAGTATTCTGTCAGCAACAAAAACCAGCTGTGCAGGCACAACCAACTTAGTTGCATTAACAGAAATCGTCAGTCCGCGATCATCCGTAAATGTTGCAATGTCAATTAACGCATCTTCAAGACTGGTCTCATTAAGGTCAGCCATAGTTGTAGCGCGATTAGCAGCTGTGCCGCCTCCCGCCAAAACGTGAGCTGTGTTAATCAAAGACAGTCCGTCACCGCCTGTATAGCTAGAGCTAAAGGCGTTGTTTAAAACGTCAGCCGCTTTAACTTCCTTGGTGTTAGCCATGGAACGCGCAAGCGCTTTGACGTATCTCTTACCCAAAGAATCATAGAGGTTATCCTCTACAGCTTCTTCCGTAAGCGAAAATGCCAACGCAACAGTGTCATGCGTATATCGCGCAGTCCACCCTTCGTTAGCTGAATCAAAGGAAATGCCTGCACCTTCACTTTTAGTGGGGGCAGAACCAAATCCTGCGATCAGAACCTCTTCTTCAAAGGCTCTAGAAGAATCTTCCATAGGGAAGATGTCCGCATATTCCTGATTGTAGGAATCGTATGACATGCCAAATAGCGAGTTAAGCCCCGGCTCTAGCTCTTTGGCAAGTTGTGCTCTTGAAATAGCCATTAGTTATTCTCCTTTAAGCTAGTCCAGCGCCTTTGACGCCAAAGATATGGTTTTGGATAACAACATACACGTTTGTGTTTGCTGCGCTTACGTCTGAATTTTCTGGATCTTCAGAAATATCAATAGCCTTAATTGAAAGCGTTGTGGCTGTTCCGCCATCCGTAACTTTCAACTCAGCTCCAGAAATTCCAGTTTTTGTGCTACCCGCAGAGGTATAGACAATGTCAAAGTTTCCAAGCAAATCGGCAACTGGGAAAGCTGCGTCGGCTTGTACTTCATAGACAACAAACGGGTCATCAATGACATACGCAAATATGTCATCTGCGTTTGTAGATGCAGGGTAGTAGTTGCTGAAAACCTGCTCACCAGTAGTGGGATCAGTGTAACGACAACCATTAAAAACACCAACGATAGGCACAGTGCCTCCGTCAGCATGAACTTCCACTCCACCTCCAGTGACCTGAGCAACCATATCTCCTTGGAAGATAGCGGTTCCATAGTTTGCAGCGATTCGATATCTCGACTGTCCACCAGAGTAGGGAGCGCCACCAATCATTTTGACTGGTCTCATTCCGAAAGCAGCGTCTTTATTCGCCATTTTCTAAGCTCCTATATTAAGATTTACCGAAGGTAACCTTTGTATCCCGCTGAGGGTCATACTTAACATAGCGACCATCTCTTTGAGCGTCACCAAAAACCGTGTTGTCCAGAGCTTCTTTAGCCTGTTCACTTTGGCCTTGATAATACTCATTTCGCTCGTTAACTGTCTCAGTTGGAATTTTTGCCAAAAGCAATCCTTCATTTGTTATCACGCCAGCGTGTCTACCTGCATCAATGGTAGGCATGTGTTGCCAATTGTCAGGAAGCTCTGCGCCCAATACAAGCTCAAAGCCTTCTCTCAATCGGCGCGAGACATTTGATCTGTCTTCTTCGCCTAACATTTCTGCCCTAATCCACCTATAGGTGTAACCCGGAGGTGGGGGAGGGGTTTCAAGTTTTCTAACTGGCCTCCATGGGGTTCTACGAAGGTTATTATCGTGAGCTTCGGAATCACGCGAGTTTCGATTCACCGCTTCTTTTTTCTCTGCTGTAGTCATACTGCCTCCCTTTGAGCAATCTTTTGTTTCTCTTGAGCTACTCGTTTCAACCATGCCTCTTCAGTCATGTTGTGCGGTTTTAGCCCACGGAGGCGTTCTACTTCAGACCTAGAAAAAGTCACGCCGTTCTTTTTGCCTTGTGTTTTTTGACGACTTCCAACGGAAGCAGAGGCGACTCTTTGCACAGCGGGTCTACCCTCTTTTTGACCGTCACCCACATCTGAAGATTCCAGATGTGGATAAACTTTGTAAATTCTACTATTTAATTCACCATAATACTCGTCTGAATCAGCTTCGTAACCCTCGTTAATTAAATTGTAGTGTTGAAAATATGCGTACTGAGTTGCTTCAAGATTGCCTTCGTTTTCTTGATCTCCGTACCACTTGTTCTGCTCGTACCAGCCTAAAGCCTCTTCAGTTGGTTCAACTTGCGCTTCTTGTTGTGCCGGTTGATTTTGATAATAAGCCGGATCTACTGGCGGTTGTTGCGGAATAGATTCTTGTCTGTTTTTAGCAAGCCTTACTTTTTCTTTTTGAATGCTAATATCGGACTTCAAGGTATCTGCTTTGCTCATAAGCTCAGCATCACCAGACTCAACCGCTTTCTTGTAAAGATCGTCAGCCTGAGCTTCTTTAGCCTTAATGGCTTCTTCTTCTTTTTCTAAAACAGTAGCTTGTTGAACCACTTGTTGTGATCTAAGCGCATTGATTTCAGCCTCACGCTGCCTTGCAATAGATTCAAATTGCGCGGCTCTTTCCTCAGCAGCCCTTATTTGCTGGTTCTTTTTATTTATACGCTTGCTTACTGTTTTGGTGTAAGAATCAAGCTCTTCATCAGATGAAGCAGCAGGTTGATCAGCAGCCTCGACTACCGCATCTTCTTGAACTTCAATTTCAAGCTCTTCAACTTGTTCTTCTGCGTTTGTGTTTTCTACTGTCATGGCTATACACTCATAATGTCGTCTGGGTTTAGAATTGTGGCAATGACTTCATCGTCATTAATAATTCGCACTTCCGCGCCATCTTCAAGTTTGAATCTGGCTCCTGCGTATCTACCAATTAAAATCCATTGCTTTTCTTCACACCAAGGTTTATCACCATGTTTTGCAGGATCGTTATAACATTGCGGACCCATCTTAACGACATAAGCTACGACTGTAGCGAGAGCCTCCCTCTCAACTGTCTCATTTGTTAATAAGATCCCGCCTTTTGTTTTTTGTTTTCCGCCGTATGGCAAAACCAATAACCGCCAGCCAGTTGGCTGAGGCATTCTTTCTAGCACAGATTTATCCAAAAGAGACGGATCTAAAACCCTCTCTTCTGGATCAACATAAGCTTCTAATATAGCTTTTTCTGCTGTTTCTGACATTCTTAGCTATCCTTGTTTTGTTCCCTTATCTCCTGCTCGATATAGGATAACGCAGAAAGCTCACCTTGTACAAATTTATAATGTTCTATAGATTCCAACGCACCAGACATTAGTGTTTCACTAATTTGGTCTCTTCGATTATCAATTAATCTTTTTAACTTGCTGTAAAGATCAATGTCATCCATAGGCTAAGACTTAACTTTAAATTCCAGTCCTCGCGTAGCAGCTCCAGCACCTCTGGCTTTTACAATTTTTTCAACGCCAGCGTTAACCACAACGCCTTGCTGCATACTGGTAATAGTTTTTGGTTTTTCTCTGCCGAACTTTTTCATAAAACCTCCTAATTAAGATTTTTTAGATTTAGATTTCTTTTTTACAGCAGGCTTTTTCTTTGGCTCTTCAACAGCAGCCTCTGTTTCTGGCTCAGGCTCTGGTGCTGGCTCAGGTTCTGACTGAACCACTGGCGCCGGTTCCCCAGAAGCAATTCTGGCTTCTTTTGCTGCAATGCGAGCCATGTTTGCTTGATGAGCTTTTTCGGCTTCCGCTTTAGCGTCAGTCAATGCTTGCGCCTCAACTTCTCTATCAATTTTCTTTTGCGCTCGTAACTCTTTAATAGCTTCTAATCTGTAACTGGTAGTCATGTTATCTCCTAATTACTTTGCATTTTTTGATCAAGCTCCATTAACTTTAAATTTGCTTGTTGATCTAATCTTTGCAATGCAACGCCAAGCTTATCATCAGCAACTTCTTTTTGCACATTCATGCGGTCTTTTTGAATTTCAGTTTCAAGTAATTTTTCCTGCGCCCGTTGTCCTTGTTTAGATTCAAACTGAGACTGATCTTGATCAAGTTCTTTGTCTTTCAATTCTAATTCGGCTTGCCTTATTTGAACCAAAGGATCGCTGTCATTGCCTTGGCCGATTGACTGCAACAACTCTTGTGTTAGTTGAGCCATGATGGGAGAAGCAAACTGATCTAACGTCAGCTGGATCTGCTGAGAGACTTGCTGTTGTTGGTCCGCAGGCATCTGTTGAAGCTGTTGTTGAGCTTGTTGGATTTGCTGCATTTGTTGTGGAGGAATTTGCTCTCTAGCCAACTCAGAAGCCAGAAACTGCAAATGCTGCATTATGTGACTAATAATTAAAGATTGCAGTTGCGGGTTCTCTTTTACTACCTGAGTTAAAAACAAAGCCCTGTGTGCGTCCACATGCGCCCTATGGTTCTGACCCTCAAACGCCTGAGCAGGTTGGCCCATAAGGAACCCAGCGTTTTCTAAACCAGCATCAATTGGTTTAGGCGTCATGTCAGGTGGCGCTTGCAATAAACTTTCGACGTTATCAATTCCTAACGCTGCATACATACGACGATATGCTTCGTATATGCCGTTTGGCCCATGCACCTGTGGATTAGACTGCACCATCTGTAACAGTTCTTGAGCAAGTGTTATGCGTTGAGATTGCGAAAATATGTTTGGGTCTGATACTGGAATGACATCTATGCGTTCATCGAAATCGCCCTGTTTTATTTCTCTAGGGCCAGTTCCAGTTTCATAAGCGTATTCTGGAGGCAGATAATCAGCAAAGACCTTAGACAGCAATTGGAACTCAATCCTCTGTGCATAGTGCAATCTTTTATGGATCGCACTCATGACTTTGGTCCCGCGCTCCAACAGTGCCACAGTGGTGCCAACCGGCATCGCTTGGTTCATATCTCCAATGTTGGTGTCCGCGATTGCTGCAAAGCGTTTACCAGAGTCAACCAGAAGGCCAAGCAGCTGCATCAACACATTGCTTGGTTCTTTAATAGGTAGCGGAATAAGGTTTTCTCTAAGATTTCCGCCTGTAGTGTCAATGTCGCGGAACTCTCCGGGCTGTAAAGGCTCGTCCTCATCCCTAATCCGCATACCTCGCGCTTTAAAACCGGCTGGAAGGTTCGCCAAAGTACCCGCATCGATCAACTGCCGTAGTATCGATGTCGAGGCTTTGGACAAACCGCCAATCATATGGCTTAGTCCTAAGCCATAAAATCCTAATCCGGGCAAAAACTTGTACTGAACAAAATAGTTGATTTTGTTTTTATATTGATCTGCTTCGTTGTAATTTCTACGAATAGATAAAACAGTCTGCGAAGACTCGTCGATTGTGACGATGTAAGGCAGCTTCAAACCTGTTGGTTCTCCATCCTCGCCAACGTCCTCAAATCCTTTTAAGTCTAATATCGTGTGTACTTCATAAACAGTGTGATCTCTGTCTTCAGCATAAGACGGACCAAGGCCTTCTATTTCATCTATTTCTTTTTGTACATCTGACTCATCAGCTTCGTAAGAGTTTTCTGTAATATCAACATTTGCATAAAAACCAGATAGCTGTTGTTTTTTAATTTCGTTACGCGACATGTTAATAGCGTGCGTGATTCTTTCCGCGCTGCTTAAATCTGAAGCCTCGTAAGGAACAATTAAATCTTCTGGAGATATAAACTTAGCAACTGCCTTGTTAAGAACAGTGTCAAAATAAACTTTTTTAAACGCAGACCCTGCAAGCGGTAAATAAAACAAAAGCATGTCTAACTCAGGATCGTATTCCTGCATGACATTCATAATGTAAAAGTTCATGAACTCTTGAACACGATCAGCTTGCGCTTCTGTTTCAGCTGTTCTGGCGCCAATCAATTGAGTTTTAACTGGACCCTTCGCAGGCAACATTTCTTTGTAAGCTTGCGCTTGAAACTGTGTTACAGCCTCTGCCAAAATTGGATGTATGACCCCGCTCGATCCTTCAAACGGCTGGGATCTAGACTCATCAAACTTCATGCCCAGATATTTCAATCCGTCAACATAAGTCTTTTCCCATTCACTTCTGGACTCTTTGTCTTGACGGACGCTGGATAGAATGTCGCTAGAAAGACTCTGAAGCTCTCTATCATCTATTGCGTCTACGAGGTTTGCGTCAAACGCTTCAGGCTGTGCAACTTCTTCCTCTTCCATCTCTTCATCTGGAATAATTATTTCTTCTTCATTAACCAATATTTCTGCGGCTTCGCGTATTTGATCTTGCCGACTTGGTTCTGGAAACACCTCAATCTCTGTTCCAGTCACAGCAATGTCTGGATTGTCTTGAGTGCCTAATTCTCTTTTTTCAATAGCCATAGTTTCTCAGTCTAATATTAGTTAGTAGTAGACGACTCGATTTCTAGGTAACAAATCAGCTTCCATCGAATAATCTTCATTTAACGACACAAATCCGCCTTGCCGAAACCTCATTAAAGCCATGGTTGCAGAGTCACAATAGTCGTCATGATCTCCAAACGGAAAAGACGCCATTTCCTCCATAACCTCATCAGCAAAAGATTCTTCTGGCGCCCAAACCATTCCAGATTCAAATATTGGCGCTACAGAATTCATTCGAGCAATCTTATCCTGTCCTCTGCTTGGAGTATACGCTGTTACTGGTATACCCATTCTTCTTAATTCCTGAGTCAACGGTGTTCCAGAAGCCTTGGCCTCGATTAAAACACAATCTGGCTCCCAGTATTTATATTCATCCCAAGCCAATTTTTTAAGCTCTGGAAAGTCAACTCGAACGCGCTTGGCATCTAACAAAATAATCTGATCAGCTTCCCCATCAGAAGGACTAAATATTGCCCAAGTGGTTATGGCCGAGTAGTCAGCCGTTTCTTTTTTACTAAACGCCGTGTCATAGCTCTGGATGACATAAGAATAAGCAGGCACATCGCCTTCCCACAGGTTCCACCACTCTCGCTTAACAATAGAACCTTCTTCTGCTGTTGGGTTTTGTAGCCACTGGGAGTTCCATTTAGATATTGGCAAAGACGCTTTAACAGATAACAACTCGTCTTTGTTCCAGAACTCAGGCCACAAAGGAGTGTCGCTCTCAGGCATGATCGCAGGAAACTCAACAACCTCCCACTTGTCGGCATTTTCATCGCCTTGTTTCTTCAAAACCTTTCCAACCAGATCCTTAGTAGACCATCTGGTCATGACAATGATGATAATGCCTCCGGGCTGCAAACGCTGGCGAGGGCCAGAGGTGTACCACTCATACGCCGACTCCATTGCTGTGGGCGATAGCGCATCTTGCTCTGAATGAGGATCGTCAATGATCAACAAATCTGCGCCTCGACCTGTAATAGCGCCACCGACACCAGCCGCGAAGAATTCACCCTCTTGGTTACTGGTCCAACGACCAGCTGATTTATTGTCAGCTTCCAATCTGGTTTCTGGAAAAATGTGTCGATAATCTTGGCTATCAATAATATTACGCACTTTACGACCAAACCTAACGGCAAGCTCAGCCGTGTGAGTGGTCTGTATTATCTTTAGATTTCCACGCAGGCCCATCATCCAACTAGGGAAATAGGTGCTGGCAAACTCCGACTTT